GAGTTTGTAGTCAATCTAGGATCATTTTGCGGCGATCCTCGATTTCATAATCAACCGGGGTGGCGTTTCACGCCGGGCGACGTGCTGGATCAAGTGATGGGTGAGGGGTGATGCCAACACACTACTACCTCTGCCCTGTTGTCGGTGACGGCAGTGAGGACAATCCGCGTCGGCTGAAGGTCGCCGACTACTACGGCAACCACTCGGCCGTACTGCCGGATGATGGTACGTGGGGTATTGCGGTGGTGGCGGATGCCGATCATACGGCGTCAATCAGCGATCCAGATATTCACCCGTTCCCATCGTCCGATTTGAGTGTCCGTGTGGTTGACCTCGATCCGTCGATCAGTACACAGATCACCGATTTTCTGTCGCTGTACGGTATCACAGTGAGCGAGGCTGACACGCTGCGCGATGTGCTGGTGCGTTTCTCAACCCTGGCAGACAGCAACTTTGACTTTGACCGGTTCGGGGTCAGCGACTGATGGCAATATTCGTCAGCGACACGTTTTCTGGAGAGGTTGCCAACGCCCCGCTTGAGGATCACGTCGGCGAGGTGGGCGCGACGTGGACAGTACACCCCAGCTACACATCAGCGCTGTTGGTATCGTCAAGCACTGAGACTCTATTTGCCAGCAACAGCACCATCGGAACGGGGTACTACGCATCAGGTATCCCGGCAGGCCCTGAGTACAATGTTAGCGCTGATTACCAAGCTGTAAGCGTAAGCGCAATGGCCGCCAACCCCGGCATTGTTGGCCGTATGTCGACCAGCGGAAACACGTTTTACATGCTGCGCTATTCTGCGCCAAACAGTCGGTGGGAGCTATTTAAGGCGGTATCCGGCACATTTACGCTGCTGGGTTCGTACTCGCAAACACTCACAACAACAACCTACAACGCTAGGCTCGAAATAACCGACGCTACGAAGAAAGCGTACATCGATGGCGTAGAGCGCATCTCAAGCATAAATAACGAGATAACCGAGGCGGGTAGGGCAGGGACGCGCTGGTTTATATCGGCTATCTCCCAAACCGGTATACGTATCGATAATTTTGTAGCTGAGGATATTGGCGGCGGTACTCCATCAATCACCCCCGACCCCAGCACTCAATCCCAAACCCTGAGCTCACCCACGCTGACCCAACACGGCGCGCTGCAGCCGGACGGGATCGTGCAGGCTCAGCTGACCAGCGCAGCGGCGATGCTGCAGCACTGGGTGCTGGCGGTGGATGCGCTGACCCAGTCGCAGAGCATCACGCAACCGGGCCTGACCCAGGCGCACCATCTGCCGCCGGATAGAAGCGTGCAGTCCCAGTTGCTGTCCCCAGGGTCGCTGGGACTGGCGGCACTGATCGCGCCGGATATCTCGCAGCAGATACAGCTCACCGGCCCGGTCACACTGACACAGGCACATGTGCTGGCGGTAAACGGCCTGACCCAGGCGCAGATCACCAGCGCTGTCGGTCTGGCGGTGCAGGGCACCATCGCGCCGGCCGGGATTACCCAGCAACAGATCACCAACGCGCCGCTGCTGCAGGCCCGTTACCAGCTGCTGGTAGACAGCCTGCTGCAGGCGCAGAGCCTGGCGCCGGCCACACTGAGCGTCGCCACTGCGCTGGCGGTGGACGGGGTCACGCAGAGTCAATCGCTGTCAGCACCCCTGCTGTCCCAGCACGGTGTGCTGGCGGTTGACTCACTGACCCAGACTCAGCTGCTGCAGATGGCCGCCGGCGCGCCAGTGATCGGCTGGCTGGATGGCCGGCTGGTGATCGTCGCGGCGCTCGACGGTCGCGCGGCCACCGCCATGGCCATGGACGGGCGATCGACAACAACCACCGCCGCCGTCGGATCTATCACGCTGCACTGATCACCAACAAACCGAGGCAACACCCATGGGTAAAAAAATCCCGGACACCGAGCTGGATGCCCAGCTGTCGGTGCTGGAAGGCGATGCCGTGCACGTCTGCTCGGCCGAACCGCTCAACCACACCGAAGCCAGCAGCACGCTGGCACTGGCCACCCAGGCGATCGCCGGAGGCAACTATGCCAAGGCCAACGGCGACACCAGCGGCCGCAAAAGCACACTCACGCCGCCCACCGGTACCAGCATCGGATCATCCGGTACCGGTAACCATGTAGCGGTCACCAGCGGCACCACGCTCAAACAGGTCACCACCTGTCCCGCGCAGGCCCTGACCGTCGGCGGCACCGTCGATATCGGTGCCCTGGTCCATGAAATCGCCGATCCGGCGTAAGGAGTAAAGCATGCGTATAGAAATCACCGAACCGGGTGGCATCAAAGACGGCCGAGAGCAGCGCGGCGAAGGCGACATCATCACCGTGGATGACGCCAAGGGTCAGCAGTGGGTTGATCTGGGCTGGGCCCGCAACGTCGACACCGGCGAGCAGGGCGAACGCAAGCCCGGCGCGCAGCGAATCGACCCCGCGCCGATCGTCCAGCAGGCGGGCTGAGCGTGGAACTGTACCTGGACAATGATCACCTAGTGCGCCTGTCCGGCCTGAGCAACGGCCTGACCGGTGCCAGCATCAGTGATGCGGACGTCGCCGTCACCATACTGGATGAGACAGCCGGCACCGAGGTTGCCGGCATCGCCTGGCCACTGACGCTGGACCCGGTTGCGGGCGAGCCGGGCGCGTATCACGCGGTGATCGATCAGAGCGCCGAACTAGTGTTGGGCAGTTACTACATCATCACCGTCACCGCGTCTGATGTGGGCAGCGGGCTGGATGCCACCTGGCAGGATCGCAAGCGCTGCCAGCGGCGACCATTCGGGTAAGCCAGATGAATCAGATCGACCTCACTGAAACCGCCAGCCAGACCCGCTTTGCGCAGCTGGTTGGCGTGTCTCAGCAGGCGATCAGCAAGCAGATCGAAAAAGGCGTGCTGCCCTCAACCGGCACCTACGGCCAATGGCTTAGCTGCTATGTGGAGCACCTGCGCGATCAGGCGGCGGGGCGGGGCGGTGATCGCCAGGCTGACCTGACCCAAGCCCGTACTGCCGCGGAGACCGTCAAGGCGGCGCTGGGTCGCCTGCAGTACCAAGAGAAGTTGGGGCAGCTGGTGCACAAAGAGCAGGCGGCCGCGTTCCTGAGCGACTGGGCAGGGTTCGCCAACCGGGAATACAGCGAGGCGTTCGAGCGCCTGCTGCTCGACATCAAAAGCGAACACGGCGTCGAGGTATCGGCAGAACTGAGAGATAAATATGCTGGAGCTACGGTCGAGCGAGTTAGAGGCTATGCGCTCAAACTTGGCTTGGGCGGCCCAGCAGGCAGCGCAGATCCTCAACCCGCCCAAGATCACGCCGACCAAAGAATGGATTGAAACCGAGTTCCGGCTGCCGGATTTCGGAAAGTACGATTTTTACTACACCCCCTACTTTCTCGGGGTGGCCACGGCGCTGGATGATCCAGACATCGCCGAGATCGATCTGATGAAGGCTGCCCAGGTGGGCTGGACCTATTTTCTGATCGGCTACGTATTCAAGCGGGTCGTTGAGTCGGTAGCCCGGCGCACGCCGATCATGCTGCTGTTTGCCAAAACCGGCGACGCGCAGAATTTTCACGACGAAAAGCTGCGCCCGGCCGGGTTGGCCACGCCCGCTATGCGCGGCTGCATCGATTTCACCGCCCTGCGCAAGCCGGGCATCCGCTGGGATAACCGCTCGTTCAGCGGCGGATTTCTCAAGCTAGTGGGGTCCAACTCGCCGGGTAACGTCAAGTCCACCTCCAAAGTGGGGCTGGGCGTGGTGGAAGAGCCGGACGACACCACCGACAACGTCGCCGGGCAGGGCGACGCCATCGGCCTGCTGGAAGAGCGCTTGAAGCGCTACGTCGGCTCCAAGCTGATCGTCGGCGGCACGCCGGCGGTGGACGGGCTGTCGAAAACGCAGGATCGACTCAACCAGACCGACAAACGCCAGCTGCCAGTGCGCTGCCATGAGTGCGGCGAAAAGCACGTACTGGACTTCGGCAACGTAATTTGGGAGACCGACGAAGCGATAGACCATCCGGTCTATGGCCATGCGCTGCCAGAGACCGCCATCTACGTCTGCCCCTGCTGCGGGGTGCCGTGGGACGATCACCAGCGCAAGGAGAACATCCGCAACACCTGTTTCGATGCCTACGAAAGCGGCGATCGCAACGCAGGGTGGGTGGCCTCGGCGTCATGCAGTAATCGCGCCGGGTTCATGGATCTCAGCGAGCTCTACGTGTGCATGCCCGGCACCTCGCTGGCGGACGTGGTGCAAGACAAGCTGGCCGCAGACTACAAAGCCGCCCGCGGCGATCAGAGCGCGGTGATCAAATTTGTCAACCAGAAGCTGGGCCAGCCCTATCAGTTCAAGGGCGACCAAGCCACGGCGGACGAACTGCGCGAGCGGGCAGAAGATTACCCCGAGCTGATTGTACCCATGGGCGGCGTGCGCCTAACGCTGGGCTGCGACGTGCAGCCGGACCGGCTGGCGATCGTGATCCGCGCCTGGGGCAAAGACATGGAGTCCTGGTTGGTGTACTGGGGCGAGA